TTGCTAATAATAAATTTTATTATTGTAAATTTATTATTGTAAATTTATTATTGTAAATTTATTATTGTAAATTTATTATTGTAATTTTATTTTTGTAATTTTATTTTTGTGATTTTATTTTTGTGTTCTCATGAATTATCATTAGACGTGATTTATTATTATTTTGTTAATAATAAATTTTATTTTTGTAAATTTTATATTTTATAAATTCTCATTAAACATAATTTATTATTATTTTGCTTATTATGAAATTTTATTTTTGTAAATTTTATATTTTATGAAAACTATAATATTATTTTGGCGTTGTATAATGGTTGTTATTACTTTTTATTTAAAATTTTTTAATAATAAAGTAATAAAAAAAGTAATAACAACCATTGTTTAACGCCATTATTTCTATAAGAATAATTATGTGTTAAATATTATGAATTCTAAATAAACACAATTTATTATTATTTTGCTAATAATAAATTTTATTTTTGTAAATTTTATATTTTATAATTTCTCATTAAACATAATTTATTATTATTTTTCTAATAATAAATTTTATTTTTGTAAATTTGTAATTTTATAATTTTTCATTAAACATAACTTATTATTATTTTGCTAATAATAAATTTTATTTTTGTAAATTTGTAATTTTATAATTTCTCATTAAACATAATTTATTATTATTTTGCTAATTATGAAATTTTATTTTTGTAAATTTTATATTTTATAATATTATTTTAGTATTGTCAAATAAATAATTATATTGCATAACGCCATGTATCTAATGAGAATACTTATTTATTTGGCCTTGATACTTTTTAATATTATTTTACTAATAAATATATTTAATAAAAAATGTGATATAAATAATTTGTATTGAAACTGCATTATGTATTATTTTAGTTCAAAAAACTAAAATAATTAAAATAATTAAAATAAATAAATTTTATTGATATTTATATAACTGTATATATTCCTTCACCAATGCCAAATTTTTTCATCATTTCCCATATTTCTTTATTAACATATTTTTTACTGATATATTCTTCTGCATAAGAATGTATTTTATTTATTTTAGTATTATCCATTAATAATATTCCATAATCTTTTATTTCTTTGTATGTTTTAATTAATGTTGCATCTGATAAATTACCAAATACATTACTAACATCTTTACGAGATACATGAGATAATTTTTGAATTATTATCATTAAATATATACATGCTGCAGCAATTGTTTCAGTTGTATGATTTGATGCGATATTTAATTTCTCTAAATTTAAAGTTATTTTTAATGCTATTTCCGCATCTTTTCTTCTTATATGTAATTCATCACATTTTCTAAGAATAAAATGAGATGGCTTTGCTATATTATTACTATTTTTTGAAACATTACCTAAAATATTTTTTAAATTCTTTTTTCCTTCATTCACATCTTTCTCTTCAATGTTAAAATAACATGCCATTTCTTTTGCAGTTCGTGTTTCTTGATTATTTTCACATGCTTCCGCTAAACATGATGCCACTATTCCTTTTCTGTTATTCCCTCTTGTTATTATTAATTTTCCTTTATTTTTTCCTTCTTGATGTATTGAATCGCTCACTTTCTTAAACATTATTTTTGCTTCATCCTCTATTTTTTTACATATTTTATATGTATCACATACTTTTTTAATTCTTTTAAACATTATATTATTGGATCTTTCTTTTGATGGCATACTATTCCAAATTTGAATTTTTAGCATTGTGCCTTTAAGATTTGAATTTGTCATCATTGTTGATTGGGGGAGTATTTCATTATATATTATATTATTATTTGTTCTTTCATCTCTATCATTGCTTATTGTTTGTTCTGGGCGTAAATCATATAAATCGCCAATGACTTGGCCACATTTACAAATAATACGTCCTAATTTTCGTTCTTCAATAAAATTATTACTATCATTATTATCAATATTACATGACGGGCATATATTAGTAGTTTCAGTTGTTGTAATAATATCACCAAAGCTATATAATAATTCTTCTAGATGTAATTTAGAAATACTATTAATATTCATCATATTAATTTCTAGTGTTAAATATATCTATACTTTATATTTTCAATTTTTATTTTTTAGCACATATTTATATATCATACTTAATAATAAAATAAAAATTAATACAAAGACAATATATACTATTTTTTTATTTCTCCAATATAATTCAAATAATAATATCATTTTATTATTTATCCACGATGAGCCGTGAGTATGTTTTATATAAGTATTTTTAGTTTCATTGCAAAAATTTCTTATGCATGGTTCTAAATATTCATAGTCGAGAATTTTTATTTTTGAATTACCATTATATTTATTTAATATATTATTTAAAAATAAAGGGCCTGTTGTTGCTGTTATTAAAAATTCTTTTGGTTTAATTATATTTATATTATTTTTTTTATTATTTATTATATAATTAATTACAAATAATAAAAAATCATTTTTGCTTGAACTTAATATAATTCCATTATTTACACATTTTGTTTTGCCACATGTAAAATAACTTTCAATTGTATTAAGATTTAACAAAGATAAAACAACATCAAAATCCTCAACTATTTCAAATAATTTTTCTAAATTTTGCACTGTAAAAGCATCCATATCAATGAATACACCCCCAAAAGTATATAAAATAATATATCTTGCAAAATCTATTTTTTGATGCATGTAATTAAATGAGTAATATGTATTCATAAAATCCTCATTATTTTTTATTAATTCTAATATTTTTAATTCATCCCAAAATATATATTGAAAATTTGGATTCAATTCTTTATTTTTAACTATAAAGTTAATATATTTCTCTGGTACATATTTTTGTGTCTGCATCCAAATTTGATGTATAATTTTGGGTATTGTCATTATATATATATATATTATATAACATATATAACGTATAATATTTTTATATATTATTTATATGAGAATTGATGAATTAAAACTAGATGATACTATAGCAAATACAATTGTTAATAATACAAATATATTTCAAAATATTGAACCAAACTGGATAACGCTTTTTGGTATGGCACTTAATTTTATATTTTTGTATAATATTTTGTATAATAATGATACAATAATTATTGGCATAATATTATTTTTAAGATGGTTATCTGATTGTTTAGATGGAGCAGTTGCGAGAAAATATAATAAAACAAGTAATATTGGAAATAAATTTGATACATTAACTGATATAATGTTTTACATGATTATTTTATATTGGTTATGGGTAAAAATTGATAATAAAATAATATGTTTAATATTTTCTGTTATTTGGTTTATACTTATTTATAATATTATATTCGTTGAAAAATTATTTGATACACATATTAATATAAAAAAAGGGGGGACGCTATATAAATCATTTGTCGCATTTTTAACAAATAACTCTTATATTCCTTTTATATTTATTTATTATTGTTATTGTAATATTGACAACATAAATAATTATTTTACTGAAATTTAATTTTGTTTTTGCATTTCAATTAATTCTTGCATAAAATCAAGATTAAAATTTAGTAAAAATGCTGTAGCTGCAATATAACCTCCGATAATTACATCGATTGTATAATGTCCTCTTGTGACTAATATTAAAAATATGCTTATTAAATTATAAAATAAAATAATTGTTTTATTAACTCCTTGGCGATTCATTAATAAAGAAATTATCATAACTGACGCGTAATGGCCACTAAATATTTTATCATAACAATGTCCATTTATAAAATTATAAAATTTAAATTCTTTATCATTACATTGTTTATCTTTTGGCAATATTGTTGTCATTGTTGTAATACTTCTAAATAAATAGATTGGTATTATATATGACACATAATCGTATATTAATGATGGATTCCATAAAAAAGGTGAATACATAAATATATTCATGAATGTTTCTATTTGGTCAATACTTAAATTAATATCTTTACATTTTGGGAGATATTTATGTGCAATATCATAAATTTTTGTTTTTTTATTATGTTTTTTTTCTCGTTCATCATAAAATGTTTTTCCATTTTTATGTGTTATATATATTGATGTAAAATGTAATATGATAATTATTATAATTATCATTTTCATAGTTAATGATGTTATCATTTATAATATATATTTATTCATTTTGTTTTTGGGATAATAAAAATATTATTTGTTAATATAATGAGCAAAACTGCTATTGTATTTTTAACAAGAGCAATGCCTGATATTAATTTAATTAACTTTTGTAAAGAATTAGAAACTGATATTTTATATACATATATTTGTATTGATGATTTTACAATTGATACATCAAGTATAAATAATAAATTAAAAATTCTACAATATCACGACGAAGAATGTAAAAATAAGGGTTTTATTAATTCAGTGTTACCACGTGTAATTAAATATGTATGGCGTCCAAGTGCATGGGATAAAGCATTATATCATTTTTGCGTCAAAGATACATCATTTGATAATGTATATTTTTTTGAAGATGATGTTTTTATTTCATCAAAAGAAGTTATTTATAATTTAGATAAAAAATATAAAAATATTGATTTGTTATGTAAATCTAATATAAATTATAATGATGATAAAAATTGGTTTAATTGGCGTCATATTGATGAAACACAAATACAAAAACCATGGTTTTGGAGTATGATGTGTGCTTGTCGATTATCTAAAAAATTATTAGAATTAATTTTAGAATATGCGACTAAACACAATAAATTATTATTTCATGAAATATTTTTTACTACGCTTGTAGCTCATAATAATTTAACAATATTAAATCCAATTGAATTTCAAAATATATATGCTATTTATAATTGGAAGAGTAAATATATTGAATATGGTTTATTATATCATCCAATTAAAGACCAGCAAACGCATACAAGATATAGAAAAATATTAGAAAAAAGAAAAGATAAAAAAATATTAATGTCATTCAAAATTAGTATGTATGATAATACAATTATTACTGAAAATAATAAATTCAAATTATTTTTATATTTTTTGAAAAATCAATTTGTAATTAAAAAACTTAAAAAAAATTATTTTATGTCATATAATGTAAATAGATTTGATAATTTTATAACTGATGTTGATAAAAATTTATTCAATGTTATTAATTTAATTAAACAATATAAAAATAATCTAAAATTTGTATTATTAATTGAGTGTCCTTTTGATAAAATTAATATTATTATTGAAAATCTAAATTTATTTTATAATTTTAATTATTATGTTGATAATAGTGAAAATAACACAAAATTATTATTATTGTCAAATAATAAATATATTAATGATACAAATAATACAAAAAAAATAAGTATATTTTTAAGTAAAGATGAATTATTCGAAATAATAATCAATGTAATTACAAATTTAGATCCAGTTTTACAAAAAAAATATAGTAAATATTATACATCAAATAATAATTATAATATTAATTTTAATAAACATATTATAATTTTATATACTATTTATGGTTCAATTGCGCGTGTTCATTTAGAATATGGCTTATATAGTAAATATAATAATGAAGAAATCGAAATTATAAATAAAATAAATACACAAATAAGAATTAAAATGTTAGATAAAATATTAGTCCATCAACCAGATATTATTATTGGTGATTTTAATTTTACTCTTAATGATGAAGAAGCACAATATTTACAAAGTAAAAATTATTTTTCTCAAAATTCTATAAAACAAAATACAAAATCAAAATCAACACCAATAAATAGAACTGACCATTGTTTTATTAAAAATAAATTTATTGGTAAAAATACTTTATTGAAATGTAATTATAGTATTCATCTACCAATGCTGCAATCATTACTCATTAGTTATTAATTAAAATATAATAAATTTCTAATAAAAAAATGAAATAATTAATATATTGATATTATATTAAATAA